GTTTTAACCTAAGCTTTATAGTATCATAGAAATTGTCGCGCTGACCACCATCAAAATCAAACGAACTAGTTAAATCGTTTTGTTCTTGGTCTAAAACGCTTAATAATTCTAAACCGTCTGTGTGGTTGATCTCAATAAGACCATTAACAGAAGAAACCAAAGGTTGTTTAGAAATTTGGTAATGGGTTATGTATCCGTCTTGGCTAACTGATTGACCTCGGATATACTTATTTCCATCAATAACAATAGATTGAGGTTCGCCAACGCTAGTAGTGAAAGAAAGATTGGTTATAGTATTTCCTTCCCAGTAGAGCGTAATATATCCACCACTCTGAGTGTATTGAACTACGCGCCATTCAGTAATTCCCTCACCTCCATAAAGAGGACCTTCTGCTGTAGCAGATTGTTGTAAGGACAAACCTGTAACTTCAGTTTCAGTTAATACTTTTTGTCGAAGTGCTGGGTTTTCTACTTGATCCCAGTATATTACTGTATAAACTCCGTCAGGTAATCCAGTAATTTCGTTTGCAACAGGAATCGCAGTAATTAAATTAGAACCGTTAGAAACAATAGGAGGATATGACAAATCCGCAGTATTAGGTAAAGGGATAGAGTTACCGCCAGAAATAACTATGTTGCTTATAGTTTTCTGGGCAACGTAGTTCATATCTGTTATAGATTGTGGGCGAGTATTTGCTAATGGGAATAACAAACTGTTATCTGTAGCCCCGTAAAGCTGCGCAGGAGAATCTGCCAATACGTATACAGAAGTTCCATCTGTGATTTCAGTTACGTCTCTGAAACTTTCTCCAGTTTGCATTACAATATTAAATAAAGATAGTCGCCATTGGTCGGCATAGGTTTCTATGCCACGAACAAACGCCTTTCCAATTACTGTTGAGTCATTGACTAGATCAACAACACCAAATTGGGCAATAGGAGAAAGACCATAACTAAGTTCGTTATCAATTAGTACATAGTTACCATAAGTTGCTGGAGTGCTACCGTTATTGATTAACGCTACTTCTCTAGATTTTTCTACATCAATAAACGTATCGCCGAAGTCTAGTCGATATCCGTCAACATATGCAGTACCAGCTGTGACTTCTAGCTGTAATGTGTCTTCGTCTTTATCTGTAAATACAGCTTTAAAATCTTTAGCTATGTAATCTCCAGATTCTTCTTTAGTGCGTGTGGCAAGAAGATCGTTAATAACGTTGTATGCATCATTAGTTTCATTATCGCGAGTAATTACGCCATCAACAATTCTACACACGTATACAAAATTTTCACCGTCAGCAACTCTATCGCGAGTTGTAGGAGTTAGTAAGATTTTGTATCTATGAGCTCCAGGAGAAGTAATGTTAGGGAAGTCGCCTTGGTTATCGTATAATTGTTCATCTTCCCCTTCAGTAATAATTAATTGTTCAACTTTAAATCCGAAATCTACAGTTGGGGTTGAGCTATATTTGTCTAAGTAGATAGAAGAGGAAGGTACATGTACGAAGTGACCGAGAACGAAATATTCGCTTTGTGAAATAGAAACTTTTGTACCTAATCCAGTCGCAGGGACAGGACCATCTTCTTCGACAAATATTGGAGTAGAAGTATTTCCTACTGGGAAAATTACTTCTCCCGCAGAAATTCTAATACTAGATGAATTTTCTGAAGATCTACTAGTGTCTATATACTTTACGATTAATGTTGCTGGATCCGACCCTTCCTGTGGGATAACTTCTAATACTTCAAATTTAATTCCAGGAACGTTCTGATATACCTGACCGACAATATTTTCTGGAATAGCACTAGAAAGGGTAGTCCTTATATATTCTTTAGCATTATCTACGATTAAGCCGCCATCTTTTACAACAGCACCTTCTCTAAATATATTTCTACCGAAACGAGCCAATTCTTCGTGAAGAATAGTTTGGGCTTCATTTAATTCGCGAGCTTGAAGAGCCTTACCAGCATTAAATAGAACCTTATGATAACCATCTTCAGCGTCATAGAAATCGCGATACGTTTCTCTAAATGTTTTACTTGTAAAATTAGCCATCAATCAATCCTAAATTGTTATTACTACTTTAATGTCTTCTTGTTGTTCCGCGTCGCGTCTAATTCGATAACGGTTTTCGATATAGAGTACATCGCCTGTGAATCTATCTATACCATTAATTTTAGAAACACTCTGTACTGTCCCTGTTACAACAACACCGCTCTGAGTTACAGCTTCTCCTACTTGGAATTGTAAGAAACCAGTATTTTCGTTTTGATGGTAATAGATAATATTATTTTCTGAATGGTTTACGTAAGCTACAGCACCAGACTGAATCCCAGTAATATATTTTCCTGAACTGAATGGAGAAGAATCTTGTAATGTTAATGTAGGTAAACACTTGGTCTTTAGTCCAACAAACTCTATACCTTCTGGATTGATAGGATTCTTTATGACACCTATTTGACGGAATTCGTTTTCAACAAAAAACTCGCCATCTTCCTCTCCATTAGGTTTAATGTTAATCATTACTGAGCTTGTTTTTAAGTCGTTAATCGCATCAAAGCCTATACCTTGTTTGTCTGTAATTACCGCTCTACATTTAGCTCCAGTTCCATCGCCTTGAATAACTACAGTCGCGTGGGTATACCCAGAACCATAATTAGTCATAGTAATTTTAGTGACTACACCAGAAGTTATGTGAGCAACAGCTGTTGCTCCAGTTCCGTCACCCTCAATCGTGATTGCTGGTGCAGATGTATAACCAGAACCTCCAGAATTAATATCACAACGGATAATTTCGCCACCTACAGCAGCTTGCTTTACGTTAAACTGTAGATCTTCAATTGGGTCGCCAACAGCCAACGAAGATTCAGGTGTATGCACAGGAATATAGTTAGAGGAAAGGTATTGGAAAATAGTTTCTGGAGTTAGAGAAAAGATAAACTTCCAAGTATACCCATCGCCTGTAGTGAAAGCCTTCAAGTAATCTACACCTAATACGCCATAGTTTGGTTCAATAGTAGAAACGTTTAATGAACCGTCTTCGCTAATGCCTTGCGATAAACAAATATAAACTTCTTTAGCGTCATTCAGGACGTAAAATGGATACTGCGAATCTGAAGAAATATCATCACTCCATGCGCTATACAATGTGCCCGAAGACCAATTGTATCTTCGAGCGACCATGGTAGCCCCTTCAACCCTTTTTATAGATTGTAAGTTATTTCGAAATTCTCGTTCTTCTAATGGGCTATCTACTGGAGGTATAACTTCATCAGTTGAATTGAAAACGTCAGATTTACCGATGCCGATATAATAACGATTTGTATCGGACAATAAGATATCGCTGAGCAGTTCTCTAGCGAGGTTTCTGCTCATCGTTTGTCTAACTATAGCTGGCATTTTTTTTATTCCTGTTGAAAATCATATAGTTTATTTATAACTGATTTTCAACAGTATTTAAGAAACTGTTTAGCCACCTTTGTTTTTGATGATGATTTAAAAGTAATTCTTTATAAATTACCGGAAGTTCGTAAGGACTACTACGTTCCAAACTAACATATTTTAGAGCCTCTTGCCTAAGAGGTTCCAAATATTCTTCATAACTATGAACCTTTTGTGCGCTACCTTCAGTTGTCCTATCGATGCAATACATGTCGCTTGACATACTCAAATAATACGAAATATCTCCCCTTTGGTGAGCACCTAGCAATTGATATGTGTATGCGTGATCTTCTCCGTTACCTATTGTTTCGCTAAAACGATATCTAGCAGATTTTCTACTTTGAAGCATAATGAAATCTACCGATACTGGTCTATCTTCAGTAAACAAATGACCTACATCTGGTCCACATTTTTCTCGTGGAGAGCACATGCTAGTGCCCCAAACGCTGGCGTGATATTTTTCGTTCACCCACCAATAATGACCAGAATGTAATTCCCAATCGCATACACAATCGCAAGGTATTACGCCCAACACATCTAAGTTAGGGAACTGTCTTACATGATTCCAAATGGATTGTAAGTACGTTGGATATAGAAAATCATCGCCATCTATTTGGGAAACAAAGTCACAGTCGCTTGCTAAGAACACGTCTAAGCAAGCGTTCTTCCCCTTTCCAGGCTTTCCATTACTTTCGGTATTTACTACGCGAAACGGTTGATCTAGTTCTAGGACTTGTTCATAGTAGCCCTCTCTGGTGCTATTAACTACAATAACAACTTCCCATTGGATGGGTTGTATTTTCACAACCCCTTGAACCGATCTAATTAGTCTTTTTAATTTAGGGATGTCGTTAGAAGTTAATAAAGTTGTAATTAACTTCATATATTATCACTCTACGTCAAAAAAGAATACTTGGAATAATCTTCCGTCAAACTGGTCTTTTCCAAATCCTGGAACTACACTTCTATGGTAATACATTGAATCATAGATCACCAATCTATTGTAGATATTTTTAGCTTCTGCTACTATTTCCCAATCTTCTTCCATGTGTTCGAAATTATTGAAATCAATTATTTCTTCGGGAGAATGCTTCATAATTCCTGTTGGTTTATGGCGATAAATGGCAGTCCCAGAATCTAGAGGAGCATCAGGAGTTAAGTATACTACAGCAGCAAAAGACATTTCATCGTGATGAATCCACGTTTTAGAATCTTCTGTTGTGTATTGAAAAGAAGTATTATATTTGTCTAGAGGGAAATACCGAATAGATTTCCCGATTATCTTTTCTAAAGAAAGTTTAATATTATCAATATATCCTCCTTCATTAGAACATACATCTGTACGCATTCCAGGATAATTTCCGGAAACATGGAATGTTTGGGACAAAGCATAATTTCTTACTGAATCTGGATCTTGATAAAAGTTATCAACAATTGTGAACATAATTTACCTATAATATAAGGATGTAACCTCCCATTTCTGGGAGGTTTAAAAAATTAAAGAGAACCTAGAGTAACCCTTAATTTACCAGCAGCATCATAAATTTTAATATTGCTACTACTAAACGCTATTCTCTCTCCGCTATCAGCTGTATTTAGAATAGCACTAAGATCAAATAATCCACCGCCATTACCACTAGTTTTTGTTCCAGCAGTTATTTCAGTAAATGAAGAATTTGTCGTAGTATTAACTCTATCAACAGTAGCTCTCCAAATACGCCCAGTATTAACATGCCACCAAATATCCCCAGCATATACTGTATTAACAGTTCGGAAAGATCTTATCGCAGCAGAAGCAGTAGAATCAATATTTGAAGGAAGACTTGTTGCCGTATTGAATAATACTGCATTACCAAACCCTCCAACTGGACCTTGTGAACCAGTTGCACCAGCCACACCTTGAGCACCTCTAGCTCCAGCAGCACCCTGTGGTCCAGCAACCCCTTGAGCACCAGCAGCACCTTGAGCACCTCTAGCTCCAGCAGCACCCTGTGGTCCAGCAACCCCTTGAGCACCAGCATTACCTTGAGCGCCTCGTGGTCCAGCAGCACCTTGAGCACCAACTAAACCTTGAGCACCTTGGAAACCTTTAGCGCCTTGATTACCAACTGGACCTTGCGCCCCAGCGTTACCTTGAGCACCAGTAAAGCCCTTTGGACCTTGATTACCAACTGGACCTTGCGCCCCAGCGTTACCTTGAGCCCCTGGGAAAGCCTTTGGACCTTGGCTACCAACTGCCCCTTGTGGACCAGCCACACCTTGAGCACCTTGGAACCCGACTGGACCTCTCGAACCAGCTGGACCTTGTGCACCAGCGTCACCTTGAGCACCTTGGAAACCTTTAGCACCTTGATTACCGACTGGACCTTGGGCACCAGCATTACCTTGAGCGCCAGTGAAACCTTTTGGACCTTGATTACCGACTGGACCTTGGGCACCAGCATTACCTTGGGCACCTTGGAACCCGACTGGACCTCTGGCTCCAGCCGCACCCTGTGGTCCAGCCACACCTTGAGCACCATCAGCACCTTGAGCACCTTTGGCTCCAGCAGCCCCTTGTGGACCAGCTACGCCAACTGCGCCTTGGGCTCCAGTAGCACCCTTGGCTCCAGCTGCGCCCTGTGGACCAGCGTCACCAGTAGCGCCTTTGGAACCTTGAGCCCCTTTGGCGCCAGCAGCACCTTGTGGACCAGCTACACCTTGAGCGCCAGCATTACCTTGAGCCCCTTTGGCGCCAGCAGCACCTTGTGGACCAACCACACCTTGGGCTCCAATTGAACCTTGTGGACCTCTCGAACCAGCCGTCCCTTGTGGACCAGCGTCACCTTGGGCTCCAGTGAAACCTTTAGCACCTTGGGCTCCAACTGGACCTTGTGCACCCGCATTACCTTGAACACCTGTTATACCTTGAGCACCTTGTGGACCTTGTGGACCAGCAGCACCAGTAGCACCTCTTGCACCTTGTGGACCAGCATCACCTTGTGGTCCAGTTGGACCTTGTGGTCCAGGAGTTGTTCCAGCTGGACCTTTTGGTCCAGGATCGCCTTGTGGACCAATTGGACCTTGTGGTCCAGGAGTTGTTCCCGCTGGACCTTGTGGACCAGCATCACCTTGGGCTCCGATCGGACCAACAGCGCCTTGTGGACCGACGTCACCTTTAGCCCCTTGTGCCCCTTGTTCACCTTGAGCTCCAACAGCGCCTTGCGCGCCAGTAGCACCTCGAGCCCCTTGTGGACCTTTTTCGCCAACGTTACCTTGAGTGCCTTGAGCGCCAGCCGCCCCTTGTGGACCAGCTGGACCTACTTCACCAACGTTACCTTGAACACCTATTGGACCTTGTGGACCAGCAGCACCTTGTGCCCCTAATGGACCAACGTTACCTTGAATACCAATTTCGCCTTGAACGCCTTGTGGACCTTGTGGACCTTTCTCGCCAATGTTACCTTGAATACCTTGAGAACCTTGAGAACCAGTAGCACCTTGTGGACCTTTCTCGCCAATGTTACCTTGAAGCCCTTGAGAACCTTGCGCACCTTTAGCGCCCTGTGCTCCCATTTCACCAACGTTGCCTTGAATACCTTGTGGACCAGTGGCTCCAGGAGCTCCCTGTGGACCTAGTTCGCCAACATTACCTTGGACACCTTGTGGACCAGTGGCTCCAGCAGCGCCTTGTGGACCGAGTTCGCCCACATTACCTTGAACACCTTGAGCGCCAGTGGCGCCAGTTGCACCTTGAGCACCTTTCGCTCCAACATTACCTTGGATACCTTGAGCCCCAGTAGCACCTTGAGCACCTTGTGCACCTCTTTCCCCGACGTTACCTTGAAGCCCTTGAGCCCCCTGAGCGCCTTTAGCACCCTGCGCTCCCATTTCACCAACGTTACCTTGGATCCCCTGCGCACCTTGAGCCCCCTTCGCCCCCTGTGCTCCCATTTCACCAACGTTGCCTTGGATACCTTGGGCTCCAGTAGCTCCTCGAGCACCTTGTGCTCCCATTTCACCAACGTTACCTTGAATGCCCTGAGCACCTTGTGCGCCTCTTGCACCTTGTGGACCGAGTTCCCCGACGTTACCTTGAACGCCTGTTGGACCTTGAGCGCCTCGAACACCTTGTGGACCGAGTCCCCCAACATTACCTTGAACACCTGTTGGACCTTGTGGACCAACTGGACCCTCTGGTCCAGGAGGACCTTGTTCTCCAATCGCAGTATTCTCAATGAGCTCATTAATAGTTGTTAATTGTGCGTTTATGGCTGAGTCTTGTAGGTATAGCGTTGTTATATGATCGCCATGACCGCCTACTATGTCAGACAGATTAGAAAAGTCTTGATTGACCGCAAAGTTATAGTTAGACAGGGATAAGTCAATCGCAGAATCGACATACGTTGTCAAGAATTCTGCAGTAAGACCTGTTGTCCCGCTGAGGTCAATTAAAGAGTAGATTTCTTGAAAGTTGGCGTTAATTTTATCGGAAGCGGTTTTAAGAGTATCACCCTTACCGTCATTCGTATTACCGCCAGTGTTTAAAGTTTGTAGTGTCATTATTCTTCTTTTCCCTTGGTCTTGTATTAGCCAGCATCTAATGATTCATAAGTTTGTGATAGATCTAAAACCGTATCGTCTAGAGTAGGAGGTTTTATAGAACCCCACTCGCCAATAGTAGTAAAATCATCATAAATTTGTTGTAAAGATACTAATGCATATTTATCTAAAGTCTCAAGAGAGCTTAATATAATACCGATATCAGAAGCATCTGTTTCTTCCATAGTCAATAAACTATAAGATGACTTGGTGTCGATATTAGCTGCAGCTCCAATAACAATTGGATAATTTGGTGTTTCTAATGGATCTGTAGTTTCGCCAGCTTTAACTTCTAAATCTGCAGTAGAAACTAAAGTAACTTCAGCAGCAAGGTAAAAACCTGCTGGATGGACTAGTTTTCTATATAAAGATTCCCAATCCGAAAACGATATTCCAGCCTTTACTAAAGTAGAGAATATTTGGTATTTTCTATTATCTACTAAAAACTTTAAAGACTGTGCTCCAATATTGGAACTATTTAAAATAAAAATATTACTTTTAGGGTATAGTATTTCAACCTTTTCTAAAAAGAAAGAATTGAAAAATTGTTCTGCTGATATTTGAGTACCCTTAGAACGATAGAAATCTGATAATAGTTTTACCATCAATCTCGGATTTTGCTTGAATGAGTTATGATCCAAGCCGTCACTAATTTCGCCTAATATAAGGTCAAGTTGCTCTAAGTGCGTTCCTGTAATATCTCTGATATCGAACAAATCTTTAATAGTATGCTCGAACGATTCAGTATTATTTTCTCCCGCATGGTCATAGTATGCTTCTAGGAACGTTACTAAGTTAGGATAATTCTCATGAAAATACTCAGGCAATACGCGAGAAACTTCATGCGTATGAAATCTAGTTTGTAACCTTTGAGAATTTTCGCGAACGTTAAGCATTATAACACAGCCTTACTGTCGTCTGTTTCCACAACGCCTGTAACGTCTAGGAAGGTTTCGTCTAAAGTAAGGACATAATTCCTTAACGGAGCTAGTGTACTTTGGTTAGCAGGTTTAGCTGATACTTTCAATAGAGTATCTGATTCTACGTTAATCCCTACTATATTAACAATACCTTTTGCTGGGTCGTACGAGCCTGCGTTATAAAGTTTAACATTATTGTTCAAATCGAAAACTTGTAGGCGATTAGTACCTAAAGCATTTTTAATGTAAACGTTTTGACCTTTATATACAAACACAGAGGTTGAAACCGTATGTTCATCTTTGTCGGGACTAGCGAGAATAAATGGGTATTTTAATGTGTAATCTTTATTCATCCCGACTGAAACTGCTTCAACCCTTTGTTGAGCCCAAACTGTCATTTGAGAGTTTAGGACTGCTGCAGAGAGGTTATCAATTTGAGCGAGCAATTGAGATCTACGGAAAGTAGAAGCGAACTTGTTCAGATTATTATTGAAGTACGACTTAATAAACTGATAAATTAAGTTATTAATTGCAGCTAATGAACTAGTTGTTTTGCTTTGGTCTAGGTTGTAATTGACCGCAAGCTGTAAGTAAGTTAATTGAGGTTCTACAAACTCAACACCAATAGACATTATGCTAAGATTATTAATTAGTTGGTCTTTCATTATTTGTTTCTGTAAGTCTTGAGTTTGTTGATCAATACCTTCTTTAAACTGTAGACTAACAAAAACTTTACCATATTGTGGAGGAACGTTTTCGTTTCCACCCCAAGCAATTACTCCATCAAGATATGGAGAGAAATGTCGTAATATTAGAGCTTCGTAATCGTTAGCAGTAACCAAACGTTGTTGAGCGGTGTATGCTCTAGGAGCATTCAATTTTATACTATCAATTGATTCTTTTCCTGAACCACCAGCAGAAAAAGAAACTGTTTTAACAACAACAGGATATGTTGAATTTTCATACGAGATATTCTGTGTGATAAATGACTTACCGCCATTAGCTTCTTCTCCGACCGTCGTCAAATAACGAACTACAATTTTATTACCAGCGAGAGGACGTTTACCTAAAGTGTTTCCATCGCTGAATTGTATTTCATAGCTACCGTTAGCTGACTCTCGGATAAGGTATACAGTTGACTCTTCATTGATAGAAACAGCCTTATCTATGTTAGTGTAAACAGTAAAATCTTGAGTATTAAAATCTTCATACACGAGTACATTAATTGTAGAAGTATCGATATTTTTATCGGACAATACAAAAACTTGGTTATCTGAATCGTCTCCTACTGGGAAAGTCTTAGTTTTAACTGTACCTTCCTTTAATGTAATATTTGGGTTTCCGTAGTAATCTTTGAATACATATTTTCCGTTGTCATTAATTGCGATATAAGACTGCATAGTCTTAAACCCATAATTAACTTGTTCGACGTCAGTATAGAAATCTGTAAACGTATTTAAAGTTAAAGTATCTGGACCATTTGGAATTTCTACCGAAACGTTCACAACAGCAGTGGCAGCAGTGGCAGATTTTGGAGTATACCCTAAAGCTTCTGCATGCGCTAGAACAGAAGAGCGCAATTGAGCAGAAGACAAGAAAGACTCGTTGATTGCCATATTAGCAATCAAGCCATTAATATGTGTATTGTATGCTAGAACGTCTAGAATATTCGACAAACCACTTGCTTCAAAGTCATAGTCAGCGAATTCGTTTTGCTGTTTTAAAAACGTCTTTAATTTATTTTTAATATTAGCAAAGTCTAGATCAGACGATGAGATTGTCATTTATCGGTTCCTCGAGATTGTTACGTTCACGGTTACGTTCTCAAGAGTAGTTAATACTTGAAACACAACAGTAATATCAACAGAATTATAATCTGGGCTAAAGTTTGCGGTTACGTTTAATACTTTAGCTCTACGTTCGTGGTTATTAATAGCAGTCATGACATATCTTTTAATGTCATCTTCGTCAACTTCTGTAGTAAGAGAGAATACTAAATCATATAACCCTGAGCCAAAGTATGGCTGAAAAGGTTTTTCTCCCCTACGAGTCAACAAGAGGTTCTTCACCGCTTGTCGTACTGCTGCAGCATCAGTTTTCTTATAAAGATCTCCCGATGGTTTCGCTACAAACGCGCAATCAATATCGCTGTACGCCTTTGGTACAGATGAAGTGATTGGTCTGTTAGAAAGATTTCCATCTTCTATAGAAAATGCTTTTGCCATTTTAAACCTTAAACTCTTTTATGTTTATTTATACTGAAAGTTTTAGGTCAAATGAAGTGGGAACGCCTATTAATTCCAAAACGTCGCAGAAGGTGAGTGTGAGTAAGTCCAAGAGTTTGCCTAAGCCAATCTTGTCTAGGAATTTTTTGATCTTTTTTACCCACATTAGAATTAGTTCTTTTTGCCATTGGGCGAACCATTCAAGGGCTTGGCGGCTCAAGTCAGCTATCAGCTCTTCTCCTTTAATGGAGTTCTCGTCTATTTCGCCGCCGATTATATCTAGGAGTGGTTTGCCAAAAATTGTTATCTTTTCCAATTCTTTTTTAACATAACCAGCTACACTGAAGTTTTTTAAGTCTTCGATATCCTGTTTGGTTTTATCTACCTTATCCTTCAGCCTTTTCATCTCATTTTCAGCTTTAGTTTTAAGAGCCTTCAATTGAGCGTCTAACCAAGATTCGAAATCAAACGTTAACAAGTCTGGAATACTAGGTAGCCCTAGAGCATCCCAAACGGATTTAAACTTCTTGATTAACTTATTGAAAGCTTCTACAAGCAAGCCTGTACAGAATTGTATAACTTTATTGAGGAAATATTGCCAAGTGAGTTTAGCCTTCCATTCGTCGCATTTAACACCCCACTCTCCATCGTAGAAACGTAGTGGCTCTGGAAGCATAGCATAGAAATGATCAAGCTTACCTTTAATTTGATCCTGAACCTTTTTCTTTTCTTCGGCTGTAGCTATTTTAAGAAGGTTGATCTCAATACCTAATATATTAACATTAAAGTCAATAGGAATAAGTTTTGAAATCATCTCGAGCATTTTAGTCGGGATGTAGATATGGTATTGCTGAATTAATTCGTCCCAAGCGTCTTTAGCTTCTTTTTGCCAATCGCGAACCTCGCCTTTCTCCCAGAAAGGAGATAGAATATCAGAAATCTTTTCAATAACATCTTCAATGTCTTTAACGATTCTCATTAAATCGTCAATAACATCCTTCGCCATAGACTTAGCTTGGGCTACAATCTGGGCTTTTATCTTGCTAGGAATCTGTAACAGTTTATTAAAGGCATTTACAATATCAGCTTTAGTAGGTAATGTACCAGAGCACTCTAGTTTAAATCCTTCTAGAGATACAGTAATGATACCAAGTCCAGCAATTAAATCCGCATCTCGCTTCGATATAGTAGGGATATCTGTACTAGGGACAGGAGGAAACTTTACTGATAATTCTTGAGAAGGAAATACTTGTCCTACGTTATAAAAAGGTAAAGGTATCTCAGGAAGTTGAGCGAAACCTGTAAACACAGTTTTGTTACCCAAGTTGACTCGGCTAACAAGTTTGCCCCCGATATACAGGTTTTCATTGACACCTTTAATTTCCACTTATCGAACCTTAATAAGAGCTTTTCTAGAGTAAGATACAGGTTTAAGAACCCCATACAGGTATATCCTCATGGTTGTTCTTATGGTCACAGAGATATCTTGGCCAGAAAATGCGTTAGGGTCTACAGTGAGAACCTTTTCTTCTCCTGGATCAAACGCATGCCAACCTGTTTCTACCCAACCAGTGGAGTCTGCTAAATCAGCATCAACTTGACTTTGATAGAATACCTTTCCGGCTTCATCTACTAATGCCACCCATTGGTCTTCAGGTATGTAGTCTTTATCTTGACCGATAGCGTCTACGTTTGTTGGGTTTTCTGCTCTGGATTTTGGCCAAACAGGGATGTAAAATTTAGGAGAACCGTCAGGACTATACCAATCAGAAGGATCTGTAGGAGTAGAAGTTGTACTAGGTAAGTCGCCTAGTTCGCCAAAGTATGGGATTAATATAGAACCAAGAGGTCTAGTAAGATTATTTAAATCGTCTACAGTACCGTATGGTGGCACTTGATATAGATAAAAACGTTTATCGTTACCTTTAGCACCAGCCCCAAAATCCCATTTAACACTATCTGGATCATTATAATCTATCTTATCATATAAACCACCCGAATAAACTCCATTCAGTTCTATGTTGGTTTCAACTCCTGCTGGGAATACCATAGTTTCGTATTCTTCGTTGTAGTCTACCAAATACCCACCTTGGTGTCTTTCAGAACCTGCAATCGCCCTTGTCTGAGTTGGAGTACCATTTATAATAGCATACCTTGAAGACAACTCTGAGTCAGGAGTACCACTATCACCTAATATCACAACAACTCTACCATAACTATGTAATCCATGATAGAATGTAACTTGTTGACCTGGATCTACGTAAAGCGTTTGATTTATCCCAACCGAAGTAGAAAGCCCTTGATTTAAAACTGCGGGTTTAGAAATAGCTAACCCCCACCAACGTATTCTATCTTCTAATGGATCTGAGGCTGATAGTGGATCTGTATTAAAAAATACTAGAGGCGCACTAGGACTTATATCCCTCTCTTCTCCTCCAGCAAAATTAATGTTAATATTTAAATCTCTCGAAGCAGTCCCGCCAACAACAGTCTTACCCGAAACTGAAACTCGAAGTTTACAACTTCCACTTAACGGTATTGTTGGGTCTAAATGCATACTGTCTGCATACCAAATCTTAGTGCCCCAGTTTTTACTGTGTTCATGGAACCTCATACTCCAGTTCCCTTGAGCCCATTTCGTTTCGGATCCTGGAGTTATTGTGTAACTAAGCTTAGTTCCTCCATAAGATGTACCCAAGAAATAGTCTATTCCATCGACATTGGTACAATCTGGATTTGTGTCTTCCCATTGTTTTATTGTTCGGCTATATGGTATAGGCTTTCCGTTAATTTCTAATAATTCTAAACTTAAATTATAACTTTCGCCTTCTACTGGAACTTTTTCTAACCAACGACCAGTGGCATAAACTACTCTGTTAATTTTACCCCCAAGTGGATCAGGAGAAACTCCATTAGCGTATTGCCAACTATATAATTCATAAGTTCCGTCATACTTGAAACCAAAAACTACAGAGACATATCTTGGCTTATATGCTAAGTATTGATCTGGCTTGTATAAAAGGTTTCTATCTGCTTCTGGATTATAGAAGCTTAATATTCTAGCACTGCCGTTTACTGTAATATCTTCTAAAGCAGGAGTATCTGGAAACGGCTCGGATAACTCTGATGGAGGAATAATCACTTCATTAGAAATTTCATTAGAATCATCTATAATAGAAGTTAATGGCAGACTTGTTACACGGAGTACGTTTTCTTCGTCAAATTCTTGGGCAGCATCTTGAATAATATCATCTTCTGTAATAGAAATCTTTTTCGGCTGCACAGTTTCTTCGGCAGCTTCTTCTTCTCCACCAGTAATAAAATATAATGTACTATCAGAATATTCCCCTAATGCGTCATACTCTTCCTGAGTACCCGACCAAAACTCTAGTCCGTGCCAATCTGGTTTTTTAAAATTATTTGTGTTTAAATCTTTTACACCATCAGCTATAATAGATGTGAGTGGATCTAATGCCATGATAATACCTTATGAATTAAGTTTTACAACGCCACCGTTGAGAGAAATAGTAGGAGCAGTTACGTTTACGTTTACAGAAGCCTGAACGTCGACTGATAATGCTGCCTCGATGTACACATTAGCGTTAGGTGCTTTAATGTAGATATCCTTATCCGCTTCAATATGTAAATCACCATTAGCTTTCATTTCGTAATGAGTACCAGTTTTATGCTGTTCGCGTATGCGCTCGGAGCCTTCGGTATCGTCGTACTCTTTATAATGCCCACGTTCAGTTTCGTACACCTTATTGAACGGATAGTTCTCGTCAGCTTTGTCGTTAGCGTCTCCGTCTTTAGGGATAGTGCCTATTACTAATGGCAATTGAGAACTATTTCCGTCTAGAAACATTCCAAAGACATTAGTACCTTTCAATATTCCGAGATATTGACCTTTACCTTCATGAACCCCTTCTGTTACAGGAACAACTATCTGAGCCCAAGGGAGATCTTCGTCTTTGATCTCATCGTATATACCCGAAACTTTTACTTTAACCCTTCCGAGTTTTAATGGATCGTCTAGGTCAACAACAACGCCAACGAACCAACGAGTCCTATCTCCATAAAATTCTATAAATGTACTTGGTATCATACTTCACCGTTAGATAGTTTTACATTAGTAAATGTTATTGTATACGCTTCTTTTCTGAAAGAGTGTTTGGCAGCAAATACCAAAAAGTCTCCGGACTTCTTAGCATCGAACTTATCCATATTCGCCCCTTCATCGTTTATATTTCGTAAGAACTTGACGCTCAACTTGTTGCCAATAGTGTTGTTACCTTCTTTTAAAAGAAAGTCCATTCCATTAACTGTCATGGTCATAGGCTGTTTCTTTAATAAAGAATCCATCGCTCTATTGATAGAGTTTAGCCTATACTGTCCAACCGAAGTGCTTTCTAGATAAGAGTTTGCTTCTTCAAATACGTTAGCGCCAGTTATTTGTACGTGTTTTCTACTTTGTATGCTATTAAAAGATTTACCATTTAATTTATACTCAGCAGAAAATAGCGGAGACTTAGAGACTTCTCCGTCGCCAGCTAATGTTAAGATAACATCTTTATTTAAATCGAACTTAACAGAATGAGTTTTATTCTCGGTCAAGTTGATATATTGGTGCTCTGCTCCGACTAACCCTTTCTTAATTAAATCAAATAGGTTTTCTGTATTTGTATAAGAATAGTCGAGTATCGTCCTACGCATCGTTCTTTCTTCAAACACTTCAGAATCTTTAGGTATATTCGTCTGAGTATACATGTAAGGATACTCGGAATTAGAAGAAGGTTTATCTATCATCGTCTTAAGATCCGCGAATATTAATTCTTCGGAGCCTAAAGCAGAGAACAAATAGAATGGATACCCTTTACTTGTACTTGCTCGGTTTTTAATCCAAGCCATCGCATTTAATGGAGTAAGATTGGGGACGATAACTTTAATGTCTTGCGATTCAGAATTAGAAGTTAATATTGGCTTACCAATAAAACTTTTACTAATCTTCTGGATAATAGAAGTAGGAGAACCGCTGTATGCTTTGTTTACATTCAATAGGTTAGAAGCGTATGCGTGCTCTTCTATCAAGTGAAGGATAACTTGCTCGGAATGCTCAGCACCCTTTGTAGAGGAGATTACTTTATCTACAAAGAATACTTTCTTTATTATCGGAGCAATTTCTGAATTAACTCGGAGCTTTATTGTAACCTTTTCTGCACCACTAATATCATACGCATCCATAATATTATGTTCATCGTTGAACGCGATAATACCACTTACATATGGCTTATCGATATGTTCAAATATCTCTATATCAGTAGTGACTGATTTTAATTCAGCTGGTCTGGCGTTTCTATCACTTTCCAGAAGTACTGATTCGAATATTACCGCAGTTGATTTTTCTAGCGCAGTTGGATTCATTATGACCTCATGGCATCACGAAAAGCTTGTACCACTTGATTCGCTACAGCTGGTTTCAAAACACGTATCTGACGCAATTCATCGTTTTGCTCAACATAATAATCTAGCTGAGTGACTTTGGTTATTAATTCTCCTGGACCAGTAAATGGATCGTAATCTACTATTTCACCGTTTGAGTCAATATAATAACGAGCTGCCAAATGTTCAGGGCTAACAGATTCGCTAGTAATTGTTTGAGCTAAGTTGTCTCGCGTAGTTAATAATTCTCCGGAGTAGAAAGTACCAGTAACATCATCAAGAACAATATGCCCTAATTTTAAGTCTCTGTATACAATAGTTCCTCTAGCTCCAGAAGTGTTACCTTTAATATTCTGACCTACTTTAAACTTATGCGCCAAGTTGTCGTGTGTTCTAATTACAACTCCTGGAAAATCTATTTTACACTTTTCTAAAACTTCATTATAAGTAACTGGCCAACCTCTATTCTTTATATTGTCATTCATTAAATAGAACAACCAATGTAACTCAGCATTTTCATATAACTTAAACGCTAAGTTATCTGGACGTTCACCAGTTTTGATATAATATGACTGATAGAAAGCGCCATTGTTTTTAATATCATCAATAATATCAGCATACAAACTGATATTTTGTATAGTAGCTACTTCTCCGTCTCCGAAAGAATATAGCGTTTTTGGGAAAGGGTAGAAATACGACATTAGTAACCCTCCATAACTGAACCGCGATCGATAGTTTTTTCTTCAACAAAGTTTAATGTCAAGTCAATCTCAGTAGGACGTCCGTCTTCGAAAAATGTCATAGTAGTTGGGTTGTAGTTAGTAGAGATGGCTCTTAAATAACACTTTTGGAATTTAGGTCCAAGTTGTCTTCCGTTAGCTTCAAGGATTATTTCAAACAAGTCTGGGAAGTTATAACCAACACTTACAGCGCCAGCTTGGATACTTTCTGGATATGCAGAGAACCTGAATCGATCTATAATTTTTTCTACAGCTTTAGCTTCTTCTTTAGATTTAGGTAGAAACTTAAACGAGAAAGTAAACTCCCTCAACGTCACTCCTTTAAACGCAGATCTAACGTTAGGGTTTAATGTTACAGCCAGACCTATACTTGCCGCACTAGAACCGACAGCACCTAATTTATCAGCACCACGAGCTAAAGCTGCTCGAGCTAAATCTTGATTACCAACCTTACCGAACAAATCTGTAACAGACTTTCTACCGTCGTCATACATAGCGCCAATAGCACTAAGCGCACCACCGCCAGAAGAAATAGCATTTAAACCAGCTTCTCCCATTCTTCCTAAAGAAGGAGTATCGTACTGGAACCCATCATTAAACGTGACTCCAGCAGGAAGGTACATCTTAACCTTTCCACCTCTAGGGATTGTTTGTCTAGCAGTAGGTGGAGGAGCGTTACTAGCTTCAGCTGCCGCTTCTTCTACAGCAGAAGCCGCCCCAACTCCAGTGGCTTCTTCCACGCCCTGTAGAGTGCCCATTACAACTTTGGATAAACCAGAAATAGCTGTCCTTATTAAATCTCCGCTAAATAACTTATCCAAGTTATCTTCTTGAGAAACGCTTGCTGCGTCTACAACGCCTGTACTCAAACTTCCTTTTAGCTGCTCACCCAAAGACTGATTCAAAGAAGGCGGGACTATTTTATATGGAATAATAGTCAATGACGCTCCGTAGCGATCTTGATTCTCTAAAGGATACACCAAATTGCCAGCAAATAAAGAATTTCCGTATGCACCCATTTCTGAGATCTCTGGGGTTTCTCCAGCTTCTCCAGCTTCAGCGTTTTCTTTTATATTTTGTTCGTCAGCCATTTAAACGGTCTCTATAAATACTTTCAAACTATTTATAACCTTCGGTGATAATGAAAACATATAAAGGTAGATACAAACCAAAGAACCCAGAGAAATATGCGGGCAACGTAGACGATGTAGTTTATAGGAGCATGTGGGAAAGACACGTAATGCGTTGGTGTGATGACAACCCTAATGTAATCTCATGGGTTTCTGAAGAAGTTATTATACCCTATATTTGCGAGACAGACAACAGACCTCATCGTTATTTTATGGATTTCGCTATTCAATTTGTAGACGGAACGAAGTTATTGGTTGAGGTTAAGCCAGCTAAAGAAACGAAAGCGCCTGTAAAGAAACAAGGGAAGTCTCGCAAAACTGTACTGAACGAAGGTATGACATATATCAAGAACCAATCAAAGTGGAAAGCTGCCTCTCAGTTCGCTAAGAAACAAGGTTGGATATTTGAAATCTGGACAGAACACGAACTCACTAAATTGGGTATTATGCCCAAATCAACTCAAAAACCTAGAGCTAAGAAGCAACTCAAGCCTCTCGCACCCTTCAGGAAGAAAAAGACTAAAAAATAGATATAAATAGTTCTACGAATTTTAACGGAGACTATAGTGTCTAATATCTTTCAAAAGCTAGAGATTGAAGCGTTCCGCGCAGGTATAACTCCTCGCACAAAAGAATCTCGCAAATGGTTCATGAATAAAATCAAGAACATGCGCAACATTAACAGAGAAAAGTTAATGGAGTCTGAACCGTTAAAGAAAAAGAGCCAAGGTGTAGTCGGTAACATGTATATGTTCTCGTACGACCCAAAGCACAAAGAAACTTTACCGTATTACGATTTGTTTCCATTAGTCGTAGTGATTGGTCCAGCAGAAGGCGGTTTCTTGGGGTTGAATTTACATTACCTTCCTCCTCAGTTAAGAGCTAAATTGCTTGACGGATTAATGGACATTACTAGTGACAAGAAGTTTAATGATTCTACTAAGTTTACAGCAACATACGCTTTGCTTGCTAGAGCGGCAAAATTAAAATATTTTAAACCTTGTGTTAAGCACTACTTGAATGATCACGTTACAAGTAAGTTTGCGTTAGTACCTGCCCCTGAGTGGGAGATCGCAACCTTTCTACCGACTGCTCAGTTCCGTAAGGCTAACAACTTTAAAGTTTACTCTGACTCGAAGAAGATGATCAATGGCTAGTATAGAACAATTAAAAAGTCAAATAAACAAGACTAATGGCATAGCATTGTCTAACCAATTTGCTGTACAACTACCCACTATCAAAGGATACGAGTCTCGTTCTTTAAATATTCTGTGTAAGTCGGTAACTCTTCCAGGAAGACAGATTACAACAAAAGATCGTCAAATAGGGCTGTTCACAGAAAAGGTAGCGGATGGCTTTATAGATGAAGATGTAAGTATGACGTTCTACGTTTTGAACGATTATCATACCAAGCTTTATTTTGACGCTTGGAAAGACTTGATTGTAAAACAAAAGAAAGGTGTAGTTGGGTACAAGAAAGACTACGCAAAAAGAATTACAATCCACCAGCTTCGTAAACCTGATGGGTCTGGCGTGCTAGGTCAAGAATACAGCGCAGGGTTTAGTGCCCTTGGTGGATTAATTAACGTTAATATAGATTTTTATGCTAACTCTATATACTCTGTAGATTTAATTGACGCATTTCCTACTAGTATGACAGCAATTGAAATGACTAATGATCCAGACGGATTAGTAGAGATGACTGTTCAGTTTTCTTATACTAACTGGGAAGTGAAGAAAGATTTGTTATCAACCTTGAACCGTGGTCTGAAGCTAGATTTGGGCGGTATTATTTAAACTATAGGACATATAATGGCATTACCAAAATTAAACTCGAACCCGAGTTATGAAGTGACAATTCCATCAACTGGCAAGAAAGTTTACTTTCGACCGTTTTTGGTTAAAGAGCAAAAGAATTTATTAATAGCGTTAGAAACACAAGATAGAAAAGATCTACTTCGAGCTATCGTAAAGACTATAGAAGCTTGTGTAGAAGAAAAGATTACTTCACCATTAACAACTTATGATGTGGACTATCTTTTCACAACAATTAGAGCTAAGTCAGTCGGTGAACAAACCGAGTTGGTATTCCAATGCGATAATTGTGAACACAAGAATAAAGTTGTAGTCGAATTAGACAAATTACAAATCGCCAATTTAGACCTTAGTAATATGGTGGCAATTAGCGATACTATAACAGTAAAAATGCGACCGCCTACTTATGAAGAGTTTTTAGGCAGCGAATCATTAGCCAAGTCGACCACTCAGTCGCAGCTAGTGTTTGAATTAATACTGTTATGTATGGAATCGGTTCATACTGAAGAAGAACTTATTTCGATTCAAGATGAAACGCGTGAAGATATTGTACACTTTATAGAGTCGATGACAGCAGCTCAATATGAGAAGTTAGCGAATTACATAGGGAACGTTCCTTATGTGTATAAAGATTTAGAGTTTGTTTGTAGTGAATGTGGTACTGAAAATAAAAGAACGTTACAGGGGATGGACGATTTTTTTTAATTAATCTCTCTCATGACAACCTAGTGAATTATTATCAGGTAAACTTTCAACTGCTTAATAATTTTCATTACTCGCTAGAGGAAGTCGAAATGATGATACCATGGGAGAGAGAGATTTACTTGAGTATGTTAATTGACGATATAAAGGAAAAGAACGAACGAGCAAAACAACAAAATAGGTAGAACAAAATGGCATCATTAGCCGATATAGTAGCAAAGATACAGGACGGAAACGTCAAGCTTGATAACATTGACGACGGGGTTGTAAATACTTTCGTTACAGTCGATAATATTGCCACACATTTAGTTCGCCTTGAAGAAAGTCGTAAGCAATCTGAAAACGAAAACTCCGGAGACAAAGCTGAAGACAAAAGAGACTCTGATGCGCAGAATACCGCTATCTTAAATGTACTCAAATCTATAGAAAGTAAGATTGGT